CGAGGTATTGCGTGAGTTTATTCAGACCACGTGTGCAGGTAGTGACTACTCGACATGGCAACGACCGAACAGACGTTACGTGTCATCAGGTTACTACATGCCTAGCGGTATCAGCGAGCAGGTGGGTGAACTGGTCATTGCCGTTGACACGTCAGGCTCCATTGGTCAGTTAGAACTTACAGCTTTCATGTCAGAGATACAGGCTATCTGCGACACGGTGCACCCTGATCATATCCGCTTACTCTACTGGGACACACGTGTGTGTCAGGACGAGAAGTACGACATGCACCAGCTAGATGAACTCGTGAAGACTACCAAGCCCAAGGGTGGTGGTGGCACTAATGTTGAGTGCGTTACCGACTACCTCACCGAGCATGGTGTCAAGCCACAAGCCGCAATTGTTCTCACCGATGGATACCTTGGTGGATCATGGGGTCAATGGTCTTGCCCTGTGTTATGGTGCATCTTAGATAACAAAAGTGCAAAGCCCGATACAGGTAAGCACGTAAACATAACATCAAGGGAGATGTAACATGGAGTACCAAGAAGCATTAGAGATAGTCGAGGCTATCATTGCAAGGCACTGTGAGAAGTTACGGAGTGAGGCCGAACTTCTCGAATCATTCGGCGCACGTAAGACTGCGCTCAAGCAAATCAACGCAATCAATGATGCGTTCAACAAAATCAGAAACGGCTAAGTTAAAGGAGAACGACAATGGCTAGTTATGACTACAAACTTGTTAGTGATGCACTAACAGCAGGCGGTACAGTTACCGACAATACCAACGGTGTGACGTACGTCACCCCATTTGCGGAGCGTGTGTGTAAAGAACTACGTGTGAAGATGCACGCACGTGATTCCCGAAGCTACTGGATATACCGAGACGATTGCCCCTACGTGTTGGGGTGGGTGGCATACGGTGACTATCGTGATGGAGGCGATGGCACCAACATGTATATCGTGCAAGCGCGTACGATTGTGAATGGTAAGTACGCTGAGTACAGCAAGCAATACTTCATGAAGATGTCTACCAATGTAGACGTGGCAGTACGTAATGCTAAGAAGTTTCTACGTATGATGTCACCGCAGGAGATCGCAGGCACACGTCTACGTGATGCGTCGAATGCAGTGGATGGCGTGGTCGATACCGCACGTAATGAGTTTACCGAGATACGCAACAAGGTTATCGACGTGGAGACAAGTCTGTACTCATCGCGCACCAACACAGGGTCGGCTCTGCTCAACGAACTACGTCACCTGATGAACAGTAACCACGAGTTTATTGATGCTGACTTTGGTCAGAACCTCACCGCGTTCTTTACCAAGCAAGATGAACTGACCACCTTGCAGAACCGCACGGTTCCTATGTGGTTTGTTCGTGTGTACGAGCGCATGAGTCAACAGATGTTTGATGTGCTTACCATCGACAACGCCGAGAGTTCATACAAGGCGCAGATGAGTGATGACGTATCACGTTACACAGCCGATGACTTGCCCGAGGAGATTATGCAGAAGCTATCTGTCCTCAACATCCTGTCAAAGGACGACTACGTTGATGACGTAGGGTTCTCTGCGGGTGAGGGCATGTTCTATGTCGTACGATAACGACTTACCACATGACGATAACGTATACCGCGTATACGTAAACCCACACACCAACGCTGTCGAAGTGTCATGTATTGGCATGGAAGTTGACAGCGTGGTCAGTGGGGAGTACGATTCGGTAGATGCCCTTCCCTTGTGGATGCAAGAGAAGGTTGCCCTACTCATGATGACACCATTGGACAAGCCAACCAGTGAGGTCGAAGGAGTAGGCAGACGGATTGACGATAATGTTTATTGGATATTCCGTGTGTGATGTTAGTGCGGCACTAACAAGGGGGGTGGTTCGCCACCTCCCGACTTTGATTTTGATACCAGTTCCGAGGGGAAACACATGATAGACGAACGAGGAGAAATCGAAAAAAGATTGTCTCAAGGGTTGTGTCCGTGGTGTATGCAACCGTTGGAAGAAACAAACGAACCCAATACGCGCAGATGCAAACAATGTCGCGGAAAGGTTGTTGATCACATAGGAGAACGAGATGGCAATGACACCAGAAGCAAAAGTTAAGAAGAAAGTAGCGGCGCACCTAAAGGTGTTAGGAGCCTACTACTTTTATCCAGTTACTGGGGGCTACGGTAAGAGTGGCGTTCCAGACATCATCGGATGCTACGAGGGTAAGTTCTTTGGTATAGAATGTAAGGCAGGTAAAAACAAACCAACGCCCTTGCAAGAAAAGAACCTATCTGATATAAAGAGTAGCGGTGGCATAAGTCTTGTCATCAACGAAGACAATATAGATGACGTGTTGATCTATGTTGGCGGTCAGAACCGCGACCCACGACAGCTTGAGTTGGATTTTGAAGGCTCACCTGTTTAGACACTGCACAAATTGGAGATCGTTATGGGATACACCGAAGAAGGTATCGGTTATCAGCGTAGAGATACAAGTCTCGCCGCCGCTGAAGATAGCGCAGGTAAAAAAGTTACCTTACGCGAACAAGTCTACACACTACTAACCAAATCACCTACCCCACTGAGCACTGAGGAAATCGCGCAACATTTAGAGCGTCCTTATGTTTCAGTCCAACCACGTCTGTCTGAATTATCTAATGATCGACGTGTGAGGGATAGCGGAAAGCGCGGTAAAACCCAATGGGGTAAGGCGTGCATTCTATGGGAGGTGCCACATGGCGAAGCAACGCACTAAAGCTGAGTGGATCGCCATCGCAAATCATTGCGTCGAGGCGTACATAGTCGCACCCAAGTATTCGCCAATGCGTTTATTATTTTCATGGGGTGAGAAGTATGCGCGGAAGCAAGCCGCCAAATCCCCTGAGTAACCAACTACACCGCAGGACCTTAACCGTACGAGGGTCTTGTGGTTACTTGTTATATCGTACGAGCAATAGGAGAACGACATCATGGCTATTAAATCATCCCCCAAAGCCGACAAGGTATGGGCGTATTTAGTTAAAAATAAAACAGCTACCCCTGCACAGGTCGCAAAGGCCACAGGCGTATCGTATGGATATGCTTACAAGTTAATGCAGAAGATTAGCACACCGAAAGAGGTGTTTATCGCAGAGGAGGAAGCGAAAAGCACTGGAAAAAAGCCGCAAGCCGCCAACCAAAGACAGGTTGGTGGGCAACATTACGTGGGTTTATCCGTCGAGCCTTGGGCGGCAATGGAAGCGTGGATGACTAATGAAGAGTTCGTTGGGTTCTTGAAGGGTAACATCATTAAGTATCTTGCCAGAGAAAAGAACGTCAATGACTTGGACAAAGCAGGTCACTACATGCAGAAGTTGTTGGAGGTGAAGTGATGGACTTAATCACGTTAGATTTTGAAACATACTATGACAGGGATTTTTCCCTGTCTAAGTTAACAACAGAGGAGTACGTACGTGATCACCGATTTGAGGTGATTGGCGTGGGTATCAAGGTGAACAATGAAGGAACTGAATGGGCAAGTGGAACACATAAACAGCTTAAAGAATACTTACACACCTTCGACTGGTCAAAAAGCATGGTTCTCGCTCACAACACTTTGTTTGATGGTGCCATTCTCTCTTGGGTGTTTGATATTCATCCTCGCGTGTATACCGATACTTTGTGTATCGCCCGTGCTTTACATGGGGTGGAAGTTGGCGGCAGTCTCAGGGCGTTATCTGAAAGATACAAGATTGGCGCTAAAGGAACCGAGGTCTTAAACGCTTTAGGTAAACGTCGAGCCGACTTCTCTGAACAGGACTTGTCGTTGTACGGTGACTACTGCATCAATGATGTCGAGTTAACATACAAACTATTCAATATCTTTTTGAAGAAGGGCTTTCCTAAACAAGAACTGATGATGATTGATCTGACGTTGCGGATGTTCACCGAGCCGATGCTTGAGTTGGACATTGGGTTGCTTGAACAGCACCTTGAAGATACACGCGAACGTAAGGATCAGTTGCTTGAGGATGCAGGTATATCTAGGGAGGACTTGATGTCTAACCCCAAGTTTGCCGCTGTGCTTGAGGGGCTAGGCGTTAAACCGCCTATGAAAATAAGTTTACGTACAGGGAAAGAAACATTCGCGTTCGCCAAGAACGATGAAGAGTTCAAAGCATTGGCTGATCATGAGGATGACCGAGTGCAGTCAGCAGTTGCCGCACGTCTGGGCACGAAAAGTACCCTTGAGGAAACACGTACTCAGAGGTTTATAGACATAGGCAAACGTGGAACTTTGCCGGTTCCAGTAAGATATTACGCCGCGCACACTGGACGATGGGGTGGTGATGACAAGATCAACATGCAGAACCTACCTAGCCGTGGTCCAAATGGTAAGAAGTTAAAGCGTAGTATCCTCGCACCAGAGGGCTACACGTTGATTGACTGTGATAGTTCGCAGATTGAGGCACGTGTACTCGCATGGCTTGCAGGTCAAGACGATCTCACACAAGCGTTCGCTAATAACGAAGACGTATACAAGGTCATGGCTTCTCGTATCTATGGCGTTACCGAAGATGAAGTAACTAAAGATCAACGGTTTGTAGGTAAGACTACGATCCTTGGTGCAGGTTACGGCATGGGTGCGGTGCGGTTTCAAGAACAGCTAAAGGGTTTTGGGTTCGAGATGGAACTGGGCGAAGCACGGCGTGTCATAACGATTTACCGTGATGCTAACTGGAAAATCAATCAGCTATGGCGCAGTTGTCAGGACATGATCAGGTACATGGTCAATGGCGACAGCGTGCAGATTGGTAAGTCAGGCGTGCTGAAAGTGTTGGGATCGGAACGCGGTATCCTGCTTCCGTCAGGTTTAATGTTACGTTATGACGACTTATCAGGTGAGCAAGGTGAGCGTGGTGTTGAGTATAGTTACAAGACACGGCGAGGTCGCACCAGAATATACGGTGGAAAAGTGACCGAGAACGTATGTCAGGCGATAGCGCGTTGCATTATTGGTGAGCAAATGTTACAAATAAGTAAGAGATGTCGCGTTGTGCTAACCGTGCATGACTCCATTGTCGTATGCGTAAAGAACGAAGATGTGGCTGAGTCACAGGCATTCGTTGAGAAGTGTATGCGTTGGACACCCGACTGGGCAGAAGGTTTGCCGATCAATTGTGAAAGCGGATTAGGAAAATCTTACGGAGATTGTGAATGAGTGTAGCACCGTGGTCGTTCAGCAAGATTAAGGCATTTGAACAATGCCCCAAGCAGTTTTACCATGAGAAAATACTCAAAGAATATCCGTTCGTACAGACTGATGCGATTCTATACGGAAATGAGTTTCACAAAGCCGCCGAAGATTACGTTGGTAGTGATACCCCACTCCCTAAGAAGTTTGACTACGCTAAACCAGTGCTCGATTCCCTGAACGCCAAGCGTGGTGTCAAACTATGCGAACAGAAGATGGGGATCACGGAGAACCTCAAACCCTGCGGTTTTTACGACAAGGACGTATGGTTCCGAGGGATTGCAGACTTACTAATCATTGATACGTTGGGTCAGACTGCGTGGGTGATTGACTATAAGACTGGTAAGAACGCACGGTATGCGGATAAAGGTCAGTTGGAACTGATGGCAATGGCTGTGTTCTTACACTACCCCGACATAAAAAAGGTTAGGGGTGGTCTGGTTTTCGTGGTCAGTAATGATCTCATCAAAGCAAGTTACGACGAGTATGATGAGCAAGAACTATGGGTTAAGTGGCAAGGCAAGTACAATGCTATGAAGACTGCCGCTGATAAAAATGTTTGGAACCCACGCCCGAATGGATTGTGTAAGCGGCACTGTCCTGTAACTGTATGTCCTCACAATGGGAGTAACTAATGCCATACAAAAATAAAGCAGATCGCAAGAAACAAAAGAATAAACCTGTCGATAGTAAAGAATTTAAGGCACGTATGGAACGTCAGCGTGCCCGTCGAAAGATGGATAAGACAGGTAAAGACGCTAACAAGAACGGTAAAGCCGACAAGAGAGAAGGCAAGGACGTAGCGCACAAGAAACCGTTGTCACGTGGGGGGT